TTTTGCAATTACGACCCTACGGGCAAGGCACGCAAAAATAGTACTGCCTTGCAAGTCTCCACTTTCTGTGGAGCAGGACTCGCCGTTAAAAGTTGTAACCCAATTTGGCCAAAAATCACATCGACTCACGCCGACGTTAATAAAATTCCAAATTGAATTACAATAATAACGCGGACGCAAGCCCAGATCATCTGATCCCCCCGAGGTCACATCGGGGTAACGTATAACAAATCTATTGATTTGTTTGCAGTACGCTAACTGCTCACTAATTTAAGTACATGCCTGAACTTGTACTTGGGGTACGTAAGTTTACGTACCTTGCACAGGCATCATGGCTTAGTGAAGCCAACCCTTTCGGGATTAGGAGTCATGCTATACTCTAACACACCAGTTCCTTAATCTGGGGACATATTTGCAAATTCATATTCGAGCTTAATATGAATGACGGGCCAGTCCGGCCAATGCGCACTTATAAAAGTGTACTAGGAGTAGGATTAGTAGCATTTAGATATATTCTAGGCATACCAGTAAACATGCCCAAAGTAAAATCTTCCCCTGCTGCCACATGGATATCATAAGTGGATATTCGAGCAGATTTCATTCTAAAGGTAAAACCACCTAAAGCGAAAGTATCTGCCGCTGTCCACGATATATGTTTTCCAGGGACAAACCTATATGGTGTATAGAATGGGACTTCAAACTCGACTGTTGGATTTATAGTTGGATGATAAAATATCGATCCATCATGTCCTAAAGCTGGTAAAGATGTTCCACCTATATCTATAGCCTGAAACGCAGCTTCAGACTTAGACGTTTGTGCTCCTGAAGCAGTTCGAGTATATTCATACTCTTGCGAAGTCGCACCTTCATCTGACCAACGTGCTACATAACCAGAAGCTGGGCAGGCGGTCATATCATTGCCCCATCTCTGCATTATCTTATACCTTATAGAACCGCGCATTGCAGAAAACATAATAGATACCCAATGCAACAAAACTGTATTACAATAATTATAAGGTGCATTGGTGGAAGTTTGATGTACGGCATTATTTATACCACCACCACGAAAATAAGGAAACCAAGAAGCTCTATAATACATATCTTGATATGAAGTATTGCTTGTTGTACTAAGAGCTGTATGTAAATTATATCTCTTCAGAGCTTGTCTAAAAGATTTAATTGATTCGCCTATATAAACATGATTTATTTTAGGATTCAAACTAAGTGAAGTACCCAAGTGATATGACTCCTCCTGCTGAGGTGCACTAGGATTGTCGGTATTCTGACCATCTTCTTCATAACCAGACTGTGGTTTAAAAGTAAATTTACTAAAAGTAGAATCAGGAACAAATACTTCAAAATCATCTCCAGTAGACACATACACATTAATTTCAATATCATTGTTAATCGAGCTATTAGGTACGGTCAACTGATTTGTAACATAAACACTGAGAACACCATTATGCAAAGGAATATCTCGCAGTGTCTGTACTGCAGTAAATGCAACTGTATCATGAACTAATGTAAATGGATCAGTGGATATATTGTGATGCTTCATAATAGTGGTATGCTGGGCAGGAGATACCTCAATGGTAAAATCGTGAGACTCCGCAAGATCCATGATATGAGAATACTGTACATTATGCTGATCACCACCTACTGAAAATTGCGGATCATGAACAATACGTAATCTACCCTTGTGGTAATTTGAACAAACAATTTGAAATCGATACTTCATAGTACCTGTCCAATACTTAAAAGGAACAGCAGCTGAACAACATGCTGGTAAATGGAAACTAGTCTGGGGAGCGCCAGCAGCAGTTATCCAAACAACTGGTGTCACCTTACAGTTCCAAAGCAAAGTTTCAGGTACAGCTCCAACAACCCATGGAAATTTAACTAAATAAGATTCTCTCATAGATATAGACGTTATTGCCATACTATCCTCCTTCTCATCTAATCCCATAACTTGAGGATCTATAGTAAGTTCTTGCTTATCATCATAGGTCAACTTCTGCGACAAGTCAGGTACAGTAACATTACACAAACTAGATGTTGGTCGTGGTACTAAATAATCAGGCGTCTTAGTTAAATTGGGTCTAGAAAATCCAAATGCTTTAGCTGTTGAAGCTACAGCCCCAGCTCCTATTTCAGTAGCTCGAGCATAAGGCTTAATAATTGGTATCGACTTCAAGGCACCAGCTGCTTTAGCAATAGCTGTAGCTGGTCCGGAAACGACACCTAATCTATTGGCCTCATCAACTTCTCCCATATGAGGTTCGTAACCACTCTGGGGAGCTATAGAAGTTGGATCAACGGACGTTAATCCTGACAAAATAACATCTTCTGCCCAAGCAAATATAGTAACCGTCACTGAATCGGAAGCACCATTAGCATGTTTTAATGTATTTAGGGTTCGAAATTCTAACACACCCATATTGGTGTAATCAATAGTTGGTACCCTAAGATAGTCAAAATAATGAACAAAGGGTAAAACTAATTCACCTCCTTTGGACATAGTGGGATCCAAATAAATATGGGGAAATTGTGAAGCTTGTACAGAATCTTGACCTAATGTGGTTAAGTTCGTAAACGCATCTAAAGTTTGAAATGGAATATAATAGGCCATCATACGCCCATATAAAAATCCATTACCATTAATTACAACCTTTAAATGTAATTTAGCTTGAACCATATTAAAATTAGCTAACCTATTAATCACTCGAGGTGAATTAAAATAAGCGGCCCAAGGATTAAATGATTGAAATGGATCCAAACCTGTACCCCATTGAAATTTAAATATAACCGACGGACGAGAGAAAAATTGGTCCAAACTAACATCATTGGTCTGACGTTGTAGATATGTACTATCTTTCTTACTAGGAACGGTAGCTACGTTTGGCACATCACCCTCTATAAAGGTCATATTCTTTGCCTTTATAGTAGAATTGGTATGCATTTCAATATCAACTCCAGATTGGGGTTGATAATTAAATGGTTGAAATCCTGATTGATAGCTGTTAGAGCCGCTATCTTGCTCCACCTCAAATAATTTAATCACAAGACACCCTGGGGTGACGTTTGTCAAGTAATGAAGATTCATGTCTCCGGCATTTCTTATATAAATTGAAGTAAGCGATTATTTCATCCTATATCCCACACTTATCAGATATAGACGGCTATTTTGTTTGGTAGCTAACCTCTCCTAAATAGGAGCGCCTCACAGCACTTACGTTACAAAGCCTAATATAAATATACAAATATATACAAAACATTATTTACACCGGTAACCATATATAACGTGAACTCTTTAACTATACGCGGGAGCCCCGTGGTTCTACGGGGCGGACAGTTTTAAAACCTATCCGAGGTTTTGCTCCAAATATGTATTGCGCCATATCTGAAGCCTATCTTCATAAGTGAGATCCAATTCGGAACACATGTGAGAAATGTTAGCTTGATTAGCAACATCTCTCATTTGTGTCCTCCTGGCCTCATATATGACCTTACCATGGTTAAACCATTCTCGCAATGCACCATCAATATTAAGAGCACAAGCCATCTCCTTAGTGTTGGGAGAGCCTTTTTCTCTTAAATAACAATGTAAGGATTTAAATATAGAATTTTCAACTAATGCTCCTAAATGTAAACCTAAATCTGAATTATAAACGCTTTTACGCTTTAAAAATTCAAAATCATCCGGCTTTAACCATTCAGTCAACTCGGTTTCTTTATCAGGCATGGTATAAATCTGACCATACTTTGCGAGAAACTCTGAGAACTTTAGTATATTAAATTCTATATGTTCTTCACTAACTGAGCCTAAATTGTCATCGCCATAAGTCATAAATGCAACCGCCTCTCTAAAAGGTATATTTTTATCCAAACTATACCAGAAGAGACGCGCATTCAAACTACCACAAATACCATTTATGATAACAGTTAGTGAATTACCACTAATATGAGCACCACTAGTTAAACTAATTAAATCACCATTAAATGCAATAACGGCATAAACTATATCTCCAGCCATAGATTCCATAATTAACATATCAGCTTCCGAATAACCTCGAGCTCTAGCTAATTTATTCAAAATGCTAAGTGCTGATAAGATCAATTGAGACGGTAATTTCTGATCATACTTACTATAGTCACCACCTATTAATCTTCTCAATTGCTCATCGCTATATTTAAGCATATGCTGATGTAATTGCTCCCATTCTGGTCCATGACAATTCACTCCGACTGCACATTCTGATAACAACGGATTAAGCTGCAAAAATCTGATAAGAGGTAAATAATATCGTCTAATTAAAAAGGTTAAAGCTATAGGATTACCATAGAATATTCTACATTTATCCTTAGACACAACTTCATCCTTCTTAACAGCTTTAGCTATAGGAAATGCACGTTCACCTCTTCTATAACAAGCCAGACAACGATCTATCTCTTCCCAAATCTCTGGCGTAAAATCAATAACCTCATCATGTTCAACAATATGATTACGTTTACAGCCACCAAGAGGATAACCTATAGATGTACTTAATTTAATAGCATCTATAAATTTACATCCTAGACGGCCCATAACATTTTCTTTATCATTTAAAGGCTCGATATCCGCATACATATCACTTTTAATAAGTTCCAACAATGGCTCCTCAAAATCTTTTATAGCCTTATTAAGAAGTTGCTGTGGGAAATTATCTCCAGGGTGGCTCATGTTTGATAAACAAGTTTGCCAACCGTAATACTCGGGTCGCATCTTAGGAGGACCCCATTTATTGGGAACTCCACAAACATCCATCACAATATGCGATATAGGTGTAACTTCAACACTCGAAAATGATGATGAAGCACCTACACATGTGCCATGAAAGGTGATCTGTGAATCCTGGGGCAAAAATTTAATAGGACTTTTATGATGTATGTCCTTATGAGTTAATATCTGTTTATCCAAAATCTTCTCAACAAACAATTCACCCGATCCAGTCTTTATTAAACCTTTGTCACGCAATTGCTGAATGGCTGTAACCAACATACTTTGTGTTAATGCGCCATAGCAACCACGAGGAGTGCCTTGTATTCCACCCAAATGTAAACCAGCAATAACGCAACCATGAGTATCTGAAATAGCAGTTGCACCACACATACCGTGAAATGTATCAATTGACAATTTATTATAATCACCACCTATAAAATGCTTAATGCCGTTATGAACTTGGCCAGTTTTGGCAAAACCTACAGCTTTGATCAACTGGCCATCCTTCATACGATATATCATTGAAAAGGGGTGATCTGGTAACAAATCGAGTGGAAAATGTTTAATTAATGATCTAAAAGAACCACCATTATAAACATAACACATGCGATAATCAGTATCAGGTATTAAAACTGAATTCTCTATAGATATTAAAGTGTTAAACTTTCCACCACAATCTTCTGGATTTGATTTCCTAAAAGTGGCCTTCATCTCGTCTTTAACAAAATAATGGTTCGGAATAACAACTATATTTGAATCTATAAATAATCCATTTACCATCATATTGCCTTTATCGCCTTCAATGGTACCATACAATAAATTACGGTCAACAATATCAATCAAAGTTTGATGAGTAACTGTTTTAGAAACAGGAGTTATAGGTAAGGGTCGTTTCACGACTCCAGACCAAACATTAATCTCCTTGTCTCTATTATGAATCTCCTGAGATGTTTTAGGCTCTAATGACCCCTGTGGTTGTATACCTTTCCAAGCTTTATAACATTTGGCTAGTAAATACAAACCACCTAAGACCATAACAGAACTAGTGACATATTTAGTGACATCATCTCTAACTCTTTCAACTGCAGGTTTAAATGTATGCTGATTATACAAAGCTAGTCTCTCCCTTCGCGCAAAATAAGCATAAAAAGTGATAAAACATCCAACCATAAAGATTAAAGCACTAACAAAATTCAACAAGAATATGAAAAAACCATCTGAAAGGTAAAATACAGCTAGTGATATCAAAGCAAATAGTATATACATACAAACTTCACCCTTAAACATCAAAGTTGAATAATTATCAATCTCTACAACAGAATTTCTATCAAGTAATTCCTGTTTCTTCTTATTAGCAATTTTATCACCAAGTTCCATTTGAAATACAGTTAAAGATAATGATATCAATGGTACACTCAATTGAGGTAATCCAAATAGAGCATCAGTCAAAATAAAAAGGAAAATAAAAGCAAATAAGTGATACAACCATAATTTAATGGTACACCACAAATATTGCTTTTGTAACTCCTCTCTATTGTTAAGAATATACCAATTTTGAACGATATCATTTTGGACAATCCAAGAAGGTAGAAATTTATAAATATCACACCGTCGAGCAGCATATGCTCCACAAAATAACATTGTTTTGACAACACCTGTCTCAACCAATTTCAATTGATTATCCATAATACTACCCAAAGTTGATGGAACATTAGAAATCACACCACAAATTTCGTCACCAAAATGAGGAACTACATTGTGAATGGGACACATACGTTTAATATAAATGCATCCACCTTCATTACATCGTTCGACATCCTTATCTCTAGAGCACATACCCCGTATAATATTATACTGAGCCGCCCTATGAGAAGCAAATTCCATAATAAGAAAATTTGTGGCCTCCATAAAAGATATGTTTTGAAGTGGCTTGCCATTATGGACTATAACTTTATAATCGGCACCGACAGAAAGAGCTATTGGTTGAACAGCTCGTTCTAATGTCAACAACCAAATATCATCAAAAGTGGGTTGCTTATAAACACCATTAGTAGTATATTTGGCAGCAACTTTATTACCATCAATACCTTGTGGCTTACCATCAACAATCAATTGAAATTCTTCTTTGGCCTCAACAGTTATAACAACATGCATACGACGCTGAATAGAATATGGACAATTAGAATATAATCTAGCATCCAAATCCTTAACATTCGTAGTTGCTGTAACTAATTCAGGTTCAACAAAAATTTTACCTTTGCTACTCAAGTCAGCCATATTAGCATAATAAGGCTGATTGTTACAAATATTGATAATATGTTGGGTAGGAGAAACTTCTACAAATTGAGATTTTGTATTGGCAACATCATCAAATTGCAAAACTAGCTTATCAGTTGACCAATTAGACATATATTTATCAGACGCATTAAATGCAGCCCAATAAGTCCTATCTGTAGGCAAATCAGCTGATGCTAATAGAGCTATAATCATTTGTTCAGCACAAGTGGTTTTACCCTGACTTGAACTACCAAAAAATTCAACACAAAATGGAGCTCTACGAACTCCACTACTAATTTTTCTAGTAATAAAATCATTCTTAATACCTAATAAACGAGTAAACTTGTCACTAGTAATTTTCTTCTCAAAACCTTTTAAGCTCTGCATCAAAACTTTAATTTTACTGGTCAAAGTTTCAAGACGACGATCAAATTCAGCATCAGAAGTGTTAGCAACTCGCATCAAATTACCATTTTTAACGAGTTCCCACCAATTAATTATGGTGGCATACTCATCATCCATTTCCATCAAAGCAGTATCGCCCATTAATAACGGTTTAAAACTACGATGAACAAAGCAATTATACATTGCTTCAATAAAAAATGTAACAGTACTTAAAGCAGCATCAATAATATCCAATGCGCCACCATGAATAATTTCTAAACTGGGCTCAAAAATTTTATAGCCCTTAATATCAAAAGTAACTGATGAAGCTTCACATAAATTAAGCACGACAACAACTCCCATCAATTTAGAGAATTGTTTAAATACTCTGTTATCCTTACATAAAGCCCAATTATCTTTAACATTACGGGCAAATTCAAGCCAAGCTGGCCTAGCAATGTATTGAGAACTATGTGGGGCCATAGGTGATAAAACATCAAAAAGGTATTCATGAATTTGAACCACAACAGATTTATTAACATGAGTTCTTAAATAAAGAAATAAAGTTGAAGAAAAGCTAGCAGCAGTTTCACAATATTGTAAAGCAACAAACAAAGCAATAATTGTCTCAATTTGAGACAAAACTCTATCAGTTAAATTAATATTGTGAATGCCACTAAGCTTATTCAATATGTCCATACCAATGCTCATTTCAGCAAAACCCATATGTGGTTCAAAACCCCTCTCAGGGTCATCGTGATATTTCATGTCACGTTTATTATGAATATGCAATTCCTTATCCTTAATCTTACGTTTCACAATAATTTCCTTAGGAACTCTACGGCTATCCCCCTTGGGAGTCACCTTAGGTCCTTTGCTCTTCTTAACGTTAATTTTATTAATTTGCGACATTTTGTATAATTTTCAATAGAAAATAAGCGTTATAATAATATTCATAGTTAAGTTTTAAAGGTTAGCAGAAACGGGTTAGGA